ATTACTATATCACACAGTCCACGTTAACTTGCGCCTCACGGCTTGGGTTAAAATGGACATGCTACTGACCCACTGAGAATTACTCAGATTTTCAGAAGCATCTAAAGAATCAGTTAACAACTGAGAGTTGCTTCGATGCAGCTCCTGTCGTATTGGTTCTTAGGTTAATCCTTTTTTAATATTAGGAAACTCTTTAGCCATTGCTAATTGGATATCCATTAAGGATCTTCCAAATCGCATGGTTTGAGCTTTCGCTATTATTAAATCTGGATCGTCTCTCAATTGGTTAAAAAGCTTTCTACCAAAAGTAGAAAATGTAAAGATTAATTCTTCAGATTTTCTATTTTGAGAAGCTAATTTATCCAGATCTAAAAGAGTAATTGTTTCCAATTGCTTATTTAGATCAGTAGTATATCCCATAGCTTTATTCATTTCATGGAATCGTTTTACCGATCCATAAATGGCTATAGTTAAAGGATGTACTGCTATTGGAGTCAAACCATCTTGGAATCCATGGCTTACTGCCGGTATATAATTATTTTTAAACTTAGTAAAATAAGTTGATAAATTTTTAGATACTGACATTGCCATGCCATTCACTACCCCAGATCCGGCTCTAATCCACTCTTGGTTTAGACTTACCGAATTTGATGGTATAGTATATTCATTCGATCTTGTGGCTTTTGCCATAAAAGATCTGGTTCGATTTTCGTCGAACTCTTTAGTATTTCTAAATACTAATTGAAGTTCTTCAAAACATCTAATGAATAATTTAACTTGAGAAGAACTATATGCTCTTTTCTGTTTAAATAATCCATTATTTGGTATCGAATCAAAGAAATGACTTGGTGAAGGGATTGTTAATCTCTCAACCAAATTAGTCATAACTTGAATTGAACATACCATTGATCGAGGCCCTCTTCCTTTATAAATTAATTCTAATAATTGTGAATACAATAATTTAGGATTAAGTACATTTGAAGAGAATCCTGCAATTGGAACGGGGGATATTTCTATCCCTTTTTGAAACCATCTTTTAGCAAATTCATATGTATCTTTTGATACATGCGATTTACTTTCAGATATTTCAACTCCCAGACTTCTAATTAATGAAGTATATTGTAAGGCAATTTTATTGTTATAAATAACAACATCATCACCTAATAATATATATTCATTAGTTGGATACAAGTTTTCTTTATAAGCTGCATATTGTACTATCATATGATGGCACAATGTAAATGTAGCCCATGAAGATCTTGCACCCATCGGTTGACCAACTTCATAATTAATTAATTTTTTAATTAATTTTGGAGATCTTTTTCCAACCCAATATTGGGCTAAGAAAGGTTCGGCAACCATTAGATTTTTCCATGCTCCTGCAAATCCAGGGCCTGCCACTTCTGACAGAAACTGAACTTGTAGAGATATTGGAAAACGGTCTGTTGCAGCGCTTAGATCAAGCGAATGGTAGCATTCCGAATCCATCTTATCTGTGATAACTGGATCTTGAGTGAACGTTCTATCTTTAGGAAAATTAATTTTTAAAGAATTGAATGCCCATTCAGAATATGGTGTTAAAGCTAATTGTGAAATGTAATCATAACATCCCACAATTCTAACTTTAGATTCAGGATCGTCGATTCGTAAGAATTTACGATTCCCAATTCTAGGGTCAGTTGCTTTCCATCCTTTTGAGAAGGATGAAAGTAAATTAATTTCATTAATTTTTATTGATGATTTTAATTCTTTAACCCATTCCATAAATTTGTCACCACCAATATGAGCTAACCCCCATAAATTCTGTCCAGTAAATCGGGCAGCACTTATGTGAGCACTCAAAATGGCAGGACCAATTATTGGACCAGCCTTCATTGATAAGAAGGAAATAAATGGACTAGGGCGATTACTTAATGGATCATAATTTTTACAAAAATCTTTAACAAAGATTTTAACAAAATTATCATCAATTTTTCCTATAGTGGCAGTAGATTTTGAAGTTATACTATCAAAATTTATTACACCAGGGAAAGTAAAAGCCCGACTTACCCCTAAACACGTCAGTGTAAATCTTAACGCTTGAGGTAATTTCGAATCTACTAATTCTTTAAAAGGAATTAAACAGATTGGAAATCCATCTTTAGTTACAGCTAAACGATCATGATTAACCAATAATGGTTGACCACAGATATATCTAGTTGTAGTTAAACGGATTGCTTTGATTCGTTTAATAGTTGAGATCGCACCATTCTCTTTATACCATTTTTGGATTAATGATGTCCAATATGATATAAGTGAAGACAGTGTCTCATAAGGTAACCCAGGATACCAATACCGAGCAATCCATCTTAGGATTACTATGATATTTGTATACATGGTTATTTGTTATATTAATAATAATAACTGTGTTTGGGAAACTTAAAGGGGAAGCCATTAAGAAAAGTCTTAATGGGTCCTTTTTCTCGCACGGGGGTTAAACCGTGTAAAACCCGAGAAAGGTTTGAAAAGCAAAACTTTTCTCTGTGTGATATAGTG